GGTCATCCGACGTTGGCGAGCGCCTTGCCCAAGGGCGTTTTCTTGAAAATCAGGCAAAGAAAAAGCGCCCCGCAGGGCGCTGTCGGACTAATTCGTTAGCTATATCAGGCGGCGAGCGATGTCTTGGCGACGCCGCTGGTGATCGACTCGATCTCCGAGTCCTCGATGATCTCGCGGACCATCTGCATGACACTGTCCCAATCGCCGGGAACCGGCTGCTTGACCAGTCGCATGCTCGGATACCACGGGGTGTCGTCACGCTCGGTAAGCCAGCGCCAGCAGTGCCAGTTCGCCAGCATCACGATCGTCGGCCGGCCAAGCGCACCCGCCAGGTGCACCACCGAGGTGTCGACCGATAGGACCAGGTCGACCTGCATCAACGCCGCCGCCGTGTCGGCGAAGTCACCCAGGACCCCGGAGAGATCGCCGAACCCCGAGCGCAGGCCGTCGCGTTGGATGTCGCCGGCGCGCTCGCCCTTTTGCAGCGAGACGAAGGCGAGCTGCGGCATCTCCGCCAGACGCATCAGGTGCTTGAAGGGCATCGAGCGACGCATGTCGGGGATGTAGCCGGAGGACCCGGCCCAGACCACGCCGACCATCAGCTGGACCCCCGGCGGCTTGAGAACCGGGATACCCAGACCGGTATCGGGGGCGCGCAGATATGGCGCCGACGGCAGGGTGTCGAGCGTGGTTTGCAGGTGCAGCGGCACCGACATCATCGGGCAGTGGTAGTGCGCCGGCGGCGGCGGCCCGTCGACCAGGACGACCTCGTCGGCGAGGCCCGAGATGCTGATCAGCCGCATCAGCGGTTGCGGCACCGCGGCGATGACATGCGCCCCGCCGGCGCGCAGCTGCGGCAGAAACCGGCAGAATTGCAGCGTGTCGCCAAAGCCCTGCTCGTGATGAACGATGATCGTCTTGCCCTCGAGGTCCTCGCCGTCCCAACGCGGGATGCCGCTGTCCCACACCGGGTATTTCGCCAGGTCGTCCCAGCGCGCCTCGTGGTGCAGCAGGCCTTCGGGTAACTCACCGCAGGCGAGCAGGCCGATGCCGAGGTCGCGGCGGATCCGCTGTTCCTCGGGGGCCAGGTCACGGGCCCTGCGAAAGCACTCGACGGCTTGTGTGGGCTTGCCGGCGGCGACCCGCGCCAGGCCGAGGTTGTGCCACAGCCCGGCGACGCTAAGCGGGTCGATATCGGCGCCAAGGGCTTTCTTTTCGCCGACGATCTTGAGCGCCGCCATCTGCGCGGCTCCGGCCTCGACGTAACGATCGGCGCGAAACAGCGCGTTGCCGAGGTTGCCCAGATAAGCCGGGTTTTGCGGCTCGAGGTTGACCGCGCGCTGCGCCAAGGCGACCGCAGCATCGAATTGCCGGCGGTCGCCAACGATGCACGCCAGGTGGGTCAGCGCCGCGTGATGATTGGGGTCGAGGCGCAGTGCCGAGACAAAGCAATGCTCGGCCGCACCGAGATTGCCGCGGTCCTCATATTCCTTGCCCGACAGAAAGTAGCGGTGCGCCGTCGGAATGAACTTGCCGTCATCGGCTGGCGCGGTCAGCGGCGCATGGATCACTCGCCGCGCTCCGCGTCGACCTCGTGCTCCGCAGCCTCGAGCTCTGCCTCGGGCGCGTCCTCAAAGGCTTGCCCTACGGCATGGGTCTCAACGCTTTCAGCTGCGGCGGTATCGACCTCTGTCTGCTCCTCCGGCAGCACTTCGCAGCCAACCCGGCGCAGCGCGGCCACGTCGTGAATATCGATGTCACGGATCACCCGGTTCTCGTCGGCGTAATAGGAATTGCCGCTCACCAGGTGGAACGACTGCCCGGCAACACGCGCCAGCATCTTCAGTGGTTCAGATCCCATTGGTTCAGATCCTTTTGCGGGAATTGGTTCAGACCCTCTCTCGGGAGGGAGGTCGGGCAGCAGCCCGACCAGTTGTTTGCCGCCCGGCAGCCATCGTGCGATGACGCGACGGATCTCGCGGCAGGGACAGCCCATGTGCTAAGGTCTCCGTGCTGCAGCCTGCGAAAGGCGGGCCGGGTTGGGACCCGCCTTTCTTTATGCCGCTAGGCCAGCCCGCCGCTGCGTTTGTCGCCTTCGGCGAGCACCCGGGCGAATTGCCGATTGCCGAGTGCTACGCCTTTAGCCTGATATTCGGCGCGTTCATCGGCGCTCATGCGCGCGACAAACATGCCGCAGTGGAACGTGCGGCAGGCGAGCGGCCGGCGTTCGTAGATCGTGCACCCGGTCTCGCCCAGATAGACACAGCCGCCATCGGGACCGCGCTTGAGCAATTTGCCGTCGGCCTCGGTCTGGTATTGCGAGGCGTCATCCCAGGGCAGCAGATACACGCCCAGATGGCAGCACGCGGTGCACGTACCGCAGTCGACTGCATGCGCCGGCGGCGGTTCGTCGGCCACTGGCGACGGTATGACCTGGGCCTGCGCCAGCTCGCCACCGATTGCCTTGAGCTGGGCGGCGAACGAGAGCAGGTCCATCGGCTAATGCCGGGTGGCCCAGAACGCCGCCAGTTCAACGGCGTCGCCATTGAACCGGCTGAGATCGCAGAACCCGTTGTCGCCGGGCACTCCAGGCACGACCCCTTGGTCGGTGTATTGCCACAGGGTATAATTGGACCAACCGAGCGGCGGCACCGGACGAGTGCCGTACTCGGGCAGCCATAACTGACACTTCGAGAGCACGCGGTTTGGCAGACCGGTGCCGATGCCGTCTGGCCCATAGCGGTTGATGTAGAGCAGCGGCAAGGTGCCGCGAACCATGCCCAGCCGAGTGACGATCTCCGCCGTCTGAGCGACGGTGATCGTGTTGCTGCCATTCGCCTCGACATCGAGGGCGAGGAAGGGCAGGCATGAGACGAGCTGCAGAAAATGCGCGGCTTGCGCGGCCGGTGGGTTCGCATCGCAGAAATGATAGACTGCGTAGGGAAGGTCGACGCGCTCGGCACCGCGCAGATTGGCGAAAAACTCAGGGTCGACCCAGGTGTGGCCCTCCGTCGCCTTGATGATCACGCCGTCGACGAGCCCGGAAGCCTTGACTGCGTCCCAATCGATTGTTCCATCCCAATGGCTAATATCGATGATCATTGGGTCACCCCCAGGAACACTTGCCGGTGCATGCGGTGCAGTTGGTCTCGCACTCGGCGCAGCTGCCGATTTCCTCGCCCTTCAAATTGACGTGCTTTCGCTCTTGGGATTTGGCAGTCTCGCGTCGTAGCTGGATCATGCGGGCATGGATCGTCTCAAATTCGTCGGCGGCGCGTCTGCTCACGGGGGTATCCTTGGAAATGCTGAAAACTTACGACCTTGAGGTCGAGGTGCGGGGGCGCTACACGATGCGCGTCCAGGCAGTGGACGACGTTGCCGCGCGCGATCTTGCCCGCGCTTTTCTCGACAAACCCAGGGAACTGAGCAGTGTCGTGCAAGTGACCGGTCGCCGGCCCTTTGATGTGATCTCGCTTGGTATGCCCGTGGAGGTCGAATGACTGCAGCCACACGTCAGCCCGGTTACTATTGGGTCAAAGAGCGAGAGCAGGGTTGCGCTTGGCAGATCGCACACTGGAACCCGCACGCCGCGCTCGTCATGCCGGGTTGGTGGATCGCTGGCCGGATTAGCGGCGAATACAGCGACGAGTCGTTTGCCGAGATCGACGAGCGTCAGCTCAAGAGGCCCGAATGACCGTCGAACGGATGTCGGTCGAACAGCTGGAAAAGTGGCGCGCCGATCCCGGCTGGACCGCGATCACGCTCGAGGTGATGCCGCATACTGCGGTCACCGAGTCGTTTCCCGACCGCGACCTCGACGAGGCGCTGCGCGAGTTCGAGACCCAGATGAAGATCACCGAGGAGCTGAGGAAAGATCTCGCCTTCTACGCCGGCATGCGGCGCCAGACGGTCCGGCAGCTCGCCCCGGCAGTGGCGCGCTTTGACAAGAGCGCGATCTCAAACTGCGGGGTTGCCGCACTCTGGTGCGTGCTCAATCACCCGAACGACCAAGGCGCGATGCGGCTGAAGATGGACGCGCTGCGAGCGGAGGGCTTAGCCCCGCATTTCACGCTGTGCCGCGGCCCGGGCCAGACGGCGACCTTTGGGACGGCACTCGGCGACCGCTATGTCGACATCCGTCGCGACGTGCAGCACCGCGTCGGCGCGAACAGGACGATCTTTGCGACAAGGCCCTATCCAAAGGCGCCGTCCTACATTTGAGCTGGGTCTTCGCCGCTCGCATCAGCGGTTGTCGCCGCACCAGCGGTCCGACCGAACGCGTCTGTGTTCGCCCGGGCCGGCGGGTCAAACCGCTCGGCACCCGGCGAGGGGAACTGCGTCACCTGGCCGTCGGTCGCCACATACATCTTGATGCCGAGGCTGTCGGCGACGCGTTGCGCTTTTTCTTGTGGAGTCATGGTGTTTTACTCCGCTGAGCCGCCCGCTGGCGACATTCCTTCTGTGCGCGTTTCAACCGACGCTTTGCGGCGTGGCGCTGGCGCGAGCGCTTCATGCGGCTCTACTCCGAGAGAAAGCTGAGCAGCTTCACAACAACATCAAAGGCGACACCCTTGACGTTGCCGGCGACCAGTGCCGAATAAAATTCTGCCAGATCGGCGCGCGTCTCTAGCTTGATGGTGGCGCCACGCTTTGCGCTGGTGTCTTGTTCAACTGTGATCGCCATCAGGCGACCACGCCTTCGAGGGTCATCGTCTCAAGCTGCAGAAACCCCGGTGGCATGCGCCCGTCGTTTTCGAGGTCGCGCAATTCGGGGTCGCTGCTCTGTCCAATCAGGTGCTGAGTGATGCTGGCAAAGCCGGCGCCGACCAACGCGCGGTGCAGCAGTGACACGCTGTAGATGAACTGGTGGCCAAAGCCATTGGCCAAGTTGACCCCGACATCGAGCGCGGTCTTCATGCCGAAATGCTGTTTCGCCCAAGCGACGTAGCGCCAGTCAGTGTCGGTCAGCTGCTCAGCCGGGCCGCATAGCCGCTGGATGAACGCGCGATCGGGGCACGAGATGCGGATCCGGCCACCCGGCTTCATGACCCGGTGGCACTCGGCGAGCATGGTCAAGCCGCCGGCGTGCGGGACATGCTCGATCATGTGCTCGCTAAAGGCGTAATCGAACTCGCCGTCGGCAAACGGAAAGTGCTGTGTCGCATCCATGCGCAGGATGTCGGGCCGCCACGGGTTGAGGTCAGTGTTGGTCCAACCCGGCAGAGGATGGTTGCCGCAGCCAATGTGCAGTTTTTTCATGGTGCGGTGTCCCTGATGAACACAAGACCGGACTCTGAAAAATATTTCGGCCCGGTTTCGGCGTGGGCGATCGTGCGGTAGAGGTCGTTATCAGTGGCCAGCGTGTAGCCCATCTGCTGAACGTGCTTTACCCAATATTCCTTGGGCTGCAGGTTGACATGATGATGGCCCCCGTCCACCCCCGGCAGGCAATGCGTCATCGCGATGATGCGGCCATTGCTCAGCGTCTTGATCAGCGACTCGAGATAGCACTCCTCAATGTGCTCGACGACCTCGACGCAGAGCACGAGGTCGACAGGCATCGTGTAGGGACCAGCCTTGAGGTCGTGCAACGCGATCGGGAAGACTGCGCGTTCCACATTGAGCGGCAGACCATCGATCCCGTGAGCGTAGACGCCTTGACGATTGAAAAACGCGACCGCGTGGCCTTCCCCGCAGCCGACGTCCAACACCGAGCGGACGCCGAACCTGTCGATCAGATAGCGCCATAGCGTCGGGGTAAAGCTGCAGCTGTCGCCGCCGCGTAGGTTACCGCCGAGATCCGGCCTCGCGCGATCGACGACACAGAAATCCATCACGCGGCCTCCTTGGGGTTGCTCATCGCCACGGCTCCCCGTCGGCTTTGCCAAACCACGGTTCGCCAAGGGCATCGTTCTCCTGTTCGATCGCTTGGCAGAACTGGCGGAAGACCTCGTGGCCGTTGGGCTGGGTCGCTTCCCAGCGCTTGAGCCCGTCGACGATGTCGTAGAGCGCGCGCAGCAGCCCGACCGCCTGGACGTAGGGGTCGGCGCCGACCGGGACCAAGCCGATCTGATGCCGGGCAAAAATCGCCAGATCCGCCGGCAATTTCGCCCCGCTGCGCTCCGGCCGCGAGGTGTAGCGGTTGGTCTTCTCGAGGTAGGCCGCGACATCGGGATGGGAGAGGTGATCGAGCCAGATGCCCTCGACCTTGACCCGCTGCCGGCACTCGGGATCGACGACCGCGGAGGCGTGTACCTCAGTGGGGTAGTGGATCATGCCGCGGCGATAGAGGGCCGGCCGCAGCTCCTCGGGGTAGCTTCGCGGGTCGAACCGCCCGAGGATGTAATGGCGGATCGGGAGGTAGAAGACATCCGCCTCGGGGCATTTCGCGATGACCTCGCCGATCCCCTCGGGTGCCGTGGGCGAGAGGATCTCGTCGTCGTCGAGGCAGATGATCCACTCGTGCGAGCACAGGCTCTGCGCGTAGGCCCGGGTATCCTCGACGACCGGGGTCCACGGCACCAGCTCATAACGGTCGGCGAGCTCGCGCGCGACCATGGGGGTCTCGTCCGTCGAAGACTTATCGACGACGATGAGCTCGTCGACAAAACGCACCCGCCGCAAGCAAGCGCGAAGTAATTCCGCCCGGTTATAGGCGATCACGAAGGCGCTCATCTTTGGCGGCCTCATCGGATCTTCCGCCAATAACCGTCGGGGTTAAAGGTCACGTTCTGGCCAAAGAAATCGCAATATTCGGCGGCGCGCACATAGTCGACGCGGCGCTCGGCCATGAATTCGTTGAGCCCGGTCAGCGGTCCGCCGCGGCGGTGCCGGCCGGGATAGAGCTCGTCGGCGTTGCCGTCCTCGACCACGATCATCTCGCCCGGCCGCAGCCAGGGGTCGAAGAAGTGCAGCACCGCGAGCGTGGTCTCGGGCTCGTGTGAGCTGTCTTCGATCACCAGCAACGGCCGCGCCATCTCACTGGCGAGCCACTGCGGCGGGATCGTCCTGCCGAGATCGTGTGCGTCACCCTGCAGAAAGGCGAGGCCGGGGATGGTCGTGCTCGGCGGGTTGACGTCGATCGACATCACCATGCAGGGGGTGATCCCCATCGCTACCTGCATGTCGCGGAACCACAGCGCTGAGCCACCAAAGGCCGAGCCGATCTCGATGATGGTCCGCGGCTTTTCGCGCCACAGCAGCATCGAGTAGAGCGCCAGGTCAAACGGATCTTTCCAGCAGGGATGGCCCTTGTAGGTAAAATTCTGTGCGCCTTGCTGGATCGCCTCGCGCAGTGCCGCGTTGCGACGGCCGCCGATCAGCGAGTCGAATTGCGCGGTCATCAAGCGGTGCCCGCAGCCCCGTCCTGCATGGCGCGCAGGAACACCACAAACTCGGCATAGGCCGCGGCAAGGACCTCGTAGAAGGGCAAGATCGTCTTGGCAGTCTCAGCCCTATCCTCGAGGCTCAGCTCGAGGAACACCCCTCTGGCTTGGCTCAGCGTGCTGCGAATGCGCTCGGCGTCGAGGGGGGTGCCGGGGACCACTGCCATCATAGACTCCCGCACCAATCGACGAGCCCGGTGCCGGTGTGGTGGCCATAGCTCGTCAGGTCCATCTTGGGCCGCGCAATGCCGCGCCAGATGTCGATCATGTTCATGACCCGGATGTCGTCGAAGACCACAATCGGGGAGCGGCGGAACGGGACGGCGGCCAACCGAGCGAGGAATGTCCGCTCGGTTAGCCCGTCTTTGGGGCCATCGACGAAGATCAACTCGGCCCCGGCGATACACTCGCCCCAGGTCGCGAACAGGTCTGGGGCCGCCATATCTTTCACGACCTGAGTCACCCGCGCGTCCGCAAAGTCCGCCTCGAGGAGCCAGGGATCCTGTTTGGTGCACCAGGGCTCGATATCGACGGTGTAGATCCGCGCCAGCGCATTGCCCTCGAGCATGGCAACCGCGCTCATCCCGGTATCGGTGCCAAACTCCCAGATGATCCGCGGGCCGAGCACCACGGAGATCGCGGTCAAGAGGTGGTAGTGCTGGCCCGGAAAGACCTCGAACCAGCGCCGGCCGGCCGAGGGCCGTGCACCGAGCCTGCGGTGGGTGATCCTGGGTGCCAGACCCGCGATGTCATGGGCCAGCGAATAGAGCCGCTGCGACGGCCGCCAGGGCTCGTCGTCGAGGCTTAGCAGCCGGCTCGGCTCGTTGCCCCGCGCCCTCACGCGCTGCCCTCCGCCTTATCGAGAATTTCCAGCCGGAAGATGAACTCGTCGCCCTCCTGCCGGCATTCATGCAGGCGGACTTTGTAAGTCGCCCCGCTTTGGTGCCGCAGGGTTCCAATCCGCCCGTCGTGCAATAGACCAAAGGTCTGATAAAAGGCGTTGCACGCCATCCGCTGCTCGTCGGTGATCATGCGCGGCCCGGCACGACGATGTCGGCGTAGTACTCGCCGGGTGCAAAGCGCTTGCCCATGTTGACCGAGCGCGCCTCGCCCTCGCCGCGGTAGAGCCGGTACGGCAGACACCGGAAATCAAAGCTGACCCGGCTAAAGCGCTCGCCGTTGATCTCGTTGCCGTGGCGCGTGGCGATCGCGTCAAACACCACGACGTCACCGGGCCAAGCACTGATCGAGCGTCGCCGGTTCGGTCCCTCCTCAAGGAAGACCGAGCTAGTGCCCGAGGCCCGCGTCAGCGGCAGCCAAAAATTCGTCTCACCTGCCGGATGCCCGTAGTCGCCGTCGCTGTGATACTCGCCGACCGCGACATTCCCCGGCTGATGCACCCGGAAGGTCGGGATCGCCTGGACGAGGAAGGGTTCGCTGAACTGCCGGGCAACGAACTCCATCACAAAGTCGGTATAAAGCGGTGCCCAGAGCTCGCGCGTGGCATAGAACCGCTCGTGCCACCGCGTCTTCTGGTCGGTCGCGCGCGTATGCAGTGGCAGCTCGTCGCGCAGAAACGACAGGTCCTTTTCGCCGAGCAGTTCGGTGATCAATGCCGGGAATGGGTATTGCGTAAGCTCATAGGTCAGCACGGTGTAGAGCGTGTCGGGCGTGATCATGCCTTCGCCCTCCGCTCGTACATTGCCTGCAGCATCTGCGGGTACTCGACGCGGCTGGTGACATAGTCATTGAACAGCGCAATGCGTTCGCCGAGTTGCCGCATGCTCAGCACACGCGGGAAGTTCCACAGGCCGTGAAAGCCAAAGCTTGGTTGGCTCAGTTCCCAGCCGGTGCGCTCGCGCGAGAAGCGGTAGGCGACGGCATCGGGTGCGAACAGCAAGTCACCGCGCAGCAGTGGCCGATAGCGGCGGCACAGCCAGTCGTCCTCGGGGAACTTGACCGGGAACACCTCGGCGTTATCGCGTAGGTACAGCCCCAGGCGCTTGCTACGCAGCGAGAAGCCGCCATTGCCGACTTCGGGTCCGCCGCGGTGCCAACCCCACGGTGCGCCGATGTAGTCGTAGCCAAGAAAGTCGTCGGACCAAGCTGCCGGGTTGATGATCCAGCTGTCCCACTGGATCACTAGGTAATGGCTGGTCTTGATCAGCTCCGGCACGGTGTGCCAGATCGCCTTGTTCCAGGCGTCGATGCCGTCGATCGGCGCGGGCAGGTGCCCGCTCGACAAGACATCGGCAAACCGGACGTGATCGAGGCAGTCGTTGATCGCCTGGTCGACGAGATCGGCAACCGGACCGGCATCGATCGCAACCAGCGTGACGTCAGGTAGATCGAGCATCAGCCGGCGTGGTAGAGATGAGTGGTCATTTCGGAGAACCCCCTTGATAAAGCGGATTATTCAGATCGCCGCCTCTGCGAACACGCTGTTTGCGCTGTGCTCTGACGGGTCGGTTTGGTGTCTTAGCCCGACAGAGTCATGGAAGCGGCTGCCGGACGTCCCGGGAGACCCGACGCCGGAGGCCACTGCAGAAAGCCTTGACCCTCGGCGGTCTGCAGCCCGTCAACGACGTGCACATGGATAGCCGCCGCCTCTGGCTGCCCGGCATGTTGGACCGCATCGACGCGGCCATGGCGCAAGGGGTCGACTTCTCGGCCTATGAGATCAGTGCCACAAAGCTGCGTCAGGTCATTCGCGACAGCCCCGGCAGCGACGAGCTGAAGCGCAGTTTGATCGCCTATCTGAACCGGCGGGTGCGCAACTAGGGCACGAGAATCCGCACCGGGATGACGGCACCACCCTGGCCGTGGTCGATGTCGACGTCGCTGATCGCCTTGACCGTCGCACCGTCGATGTAGACCGCCTGCACCAGCCCGCCGAGTGTCTGCGTCTGGTGCACATAGTTGTCCGGGGCGAATGCCGCCTCGACCGTGTCGATCAGCGGGTTGAGGATCGTCGCACCCGGCGTATAGCTGTCGTTGTTGTAGTAGACGATGATGTACCAGACCTCCCACCAGCGCCTGCGCAACCCGAGCTCGGCGCCCTCGGTCTTCTCGGGCTGCTCCCAGCTCATCAGACACGGGCAGTTGATCGCCTCGACGGCCGAGGGGCGAGTGTAGCGGCGGGTCGTCAGCGCAAAGCCCGGCAGCCCGTTGACCAGGTTGAAGACCGCGCTGAAGACCTGCTCGCGGGTCGGAGGACACGTCGACATCGAAACCCCCGCTATGCGGCCTGGGTGACGTTCCCGGCGCCAGCGACGGCCTCCCGGAACACCCGCATGATGTCGTCTTCGCGCTGCTTGAGCGCCGAGCGCAGATAGGAGCGCTCGGGGATAACCACGTCATGCGCCCGGGCATGCTTGGCGAAAACCTCGTCACCCTCCTTGCTGATCCAATGCAGCGCGTTGGCCTGGACCGGGAAAATATCCGGCAGGTGGATCGTGCCGCCCAATTCGTGGATCCGGGCATAGGGTGTTCCGCCGGCGGTGATGTCGGCGGTGACCGTGTCGCCGCTGCGGGTCACCTGGACCGAGATGTCGGCGACCTTCCCGGAGCCCTTGAACAGGCTCCGCTGATTGTCGCGCGCCTGCGAGGCGACGAGTTCGCCGGAACCGCGTGTCGCCAGATTGATCCGATGCCGGATGTCCGGCGAGGCGCGTCGCAGACGGTCGAGGAGCTCATCCAGACCCTTCCACTCGGCAGCGAAGCTCATTTCGGCACCTCGCCAAAAAGGATCGCCTCGACCAGACCGCAGATCGCGTGCGCCGCGACCAGGTGCAGCTGCTGCACCAGCGGGGTTTCGGTGGACGGGGCGACGATCGTGAGGGGACAGGCGTCGGCCAGCGGGCCGCCCGGGCGCCCGGTCATCGCGATGATCGGGATGCGGTCCAAGCGCTGCGCGGCCTCGACCGCCCGCAAAACATTCTGCGACTTGCCCGAGGTCGAGATCGCGACCAAGACCGTGCCCGGGCGCACCAGTGCGATCAGCTGGCGCTCGAAGACGTGGGCGAAGCCATAGTCATTGGCGATCGCGGTCAGGCTCGCGACATCGGCACCGAGGGCGATCGCCGGAAGCGGTGCGCGGTCGCGCGCGAACCGCCCGACCAGCTCGGCGGCGAAATGCTGCGCCTGCGCGGCGCTGCCGCCATTGCCGGCGATCAGGATCTGGCCGCCTTCTCTGAGCGACTCGGCAATGATCCGGGCGCTGACTCCGATCGCCTGGATCAACACTTGGTCGCCGATCGCCGCCTCGATCACGTCATGCGATTGGTAGAGAAACTCGCAAACCGGCGTGCGCAGCGACAGTTCTTCGAGGGGCGTCATCAGAGACCATTCTCCAGCCGGCGCCGCTCGGTCTGCAGCTTGGGATGTTGCCAGCACCGCCAGTCGGGCTGGACCTCGGGCCAGAAGCTCGTGACGCCGAGCACCACGACCTCGGGCTTGGGTGGGATCAGCCCGCCGCCCGCGGTGAGCACCGGCGTGTTTTGCTTTGGCGGTTGGACCATGACGACCGGCTGAGCGCGCACCGAGCTTTCGTGGCAGTAGAGCTTGCCGTCGTCCTTGTCGGGTTCGGCATACGGGCAGTTGGCGCAGCGCGGCAGGGCGCGCAGCTCGTCATACTGCAGCGGCACGTCGAGGATGATCGGATAGTCTTGGCCGGGCAAGGCTGACATCAGAAGCCCCTTGGCATTGGCGAGACTGGCACGACCGACTTGAACTGCTGCAGATCTCTGCACATCCAGGGGTTCATATCCTTCTGGCTGTAGGTAACCCCGTCGCCGGCGGCGGTGCCGATGTGGTCGGCGACCACACCCGGGTGCTGGCGTTCCATCCGATAGCGCAGCGCCACCAGCTCGATGCAGGCCTGCTCGATCTCGTAGGGAACCGTTGCATAGCCCGCCTGGTAGATCAGGCTGACGCACTGCTGCACACGTGGGATCGGATAGCCGGTGATGACCAGCTTGGTCGGCGTGAAGGTGTAGCCGGCCGGCGGATAAAACGTGGTTGGCAACGCGTTGACGAGCGAGCCCGGAGTCGGCTGAAAGACGATCAGATCGCCGCTCGACACACCAGCGCTGCCCGCACCCTGGCTCATCACGACGGTGGTCGAGGTCGTCGACTGCACCGTGGTGTTCGCCTGGATCGCGTTCAATGTCGTCGGGTCGGTGATCTGGAGGCCTGCGACGATCCAGCTCGGCACGTTGGCGAAATGCAGGGTCGCATTGCCGGCCGCGGTCGTCGCGTTGGTGGTCAGGGTGCCGCTGGTTTGCGGGATCGGCGGGATCGAGACGCCGGCGACGACGACGCCGTAGACCTGCTGCACCGGGTAATTGGCGAACACAAAGGCGTTCGAAGCGGGGCCGTAGGCGTCGCGCAACTCGCTGTAATTGGTCAGCACGACATCGCGGCCGAGATAGCGCGCCAGAAACCCGCTCGCCGCGGTGACCAGCCGGGTCAGCGTCGTGTCATCGGTCGAGCCGAAAGTGCCCGTCGTGTTGAGCCACGTCTTGACGTTGGCAAGGCTTGTCAGGTCACCAGCGGCCATGACGCTCTCCGATCAAATTTCTTCTTCGGACCATTGCGCCACCGTGGTTGCCGGCGCGCGTTCGACAGCGCGGTAAAAGCGCCGGCCGTTGCCACGATCTTCCCCAATCGCGACTTCCCCGACCGGAAACAGCCCGTAGCCGAGGTTGTGTTGGGTGGCGATCGCGAACGGTGAGCCGCGAAGCCTCGCCCGCAGCCGGGTGACGTGGACCTTGGTCGAGTCGGTGCTGCCGCCATCGAGCGGATCGGCGGCCGAGTATTGCGCGAGAAAGCCGTGCGGCACGAAGCGCTCGAAGCGTTCACGCAGCAACAGCAAGACCCGCCACGGCCCCGGCCTGACGTAGCGCTGCTCCTCGCCGACGATGATGCAGTGGTAGCGATCGTCAAAGCAGGGATGCTTGAGCGGCTTGCGCGCTCCGCTGTCGATTGGGCCCCCACAGTGTGGACAGTCCATTCGAATTTCATTTCAACGAAAGTGGCCGTAACGCCGTCATCGCTTTCTCGATCGCGCGTTCGGCCGCCCAGCGGGTCGCGTAAGTGTTTAATGCCACGCGCGCGCGATAGCGGCCCTGCTTGGTTCGCTCGATCGAGCCGCGCGGCCAGCGGTTGGTGCGCGGGAAATTATCGATCGCGTTCTGCGCCGCCTCGGGGGTCAAGAATGACCCGAGCGCATACCGCTCGCTACCATCGGTGACGCGCGCGTAATAGGTCTGTTGCGGCAGCGCCCGCTTGTAGCGGTAGCCGTTGCGGATCTGTGACACCAGCGACGGCGAGACGCCAAGCTCGCGCGCCAGGCGAGTGCACGGCTCCCAAGGCAATGCCCTGATGCGGGCGACTTGCGGTTCGGTGAGCTTGCGCGCCGGCCGGCGCCACTGCCGCGTGTGAACGGTGGCCGGCTGCATCCATTACGCCTCGGCGACGGCGACGGGGAACTGGCTGCCTGGCCCATAAAGCGCGGCGGCGACGACCGCTTCGTCTCTGGCCTCGATGACCTCGCGCTCGGCGAAGGTGATCATGATGGCCTGCAGAACGTAGTCATGCAGGTCCGCGACCGTGCCGGTCTGCACCGACTGGATCAGGATCAGTTTCTGCTCGATCGCATCGGCCAGGCGGCGCAGCTCGGCGGCGGCGTTCTTGGCGTCGAGACCAAAGCGGAGGAATGACTGCTGACCGTCGTTGAACGGTGTCGGAGTGGTCGGCGTCGCGAATTTTCCAGCGTCAATCATCGTGCGGTACTCGTCAGCATGGTCGACCAGGCGGCGAGCCCTGCGGCGTTGTGCGCCTTTAGATGGGTCAGCCCGGCCTCGACCGCGTTCGGATCGTGCAGCAGGTGGATCCCGACATTGGCGATGTCGTCGGCGTTATCATCCGTTGCTTGCCATCGCCTGGGAACCCAATCAATCGCATCTGACGTTACGGCCGGAACGCCTTCGGCGACGCCATCGGCGACGACCATACAAAATGACTCGGTATAGCTCGGCTGCAGTAGCAGTGACATGCTGCGCACGACCCGGCGGAATTCTGCCCAGGACTGCCAGCCGTCCTGCACCAGCCTGGCGGTCGGCAGATTGGCGTAGAGCGCCAGCAACGCCTTGGTGATCGTGTCGCCGCCACCTTCGGCGCGCCCAGAGGACACATGGAATTCGAGGTCCGCTTGCAGGCGCGAGGCGATCTCGAGTGCGGCGGCGCCGGCGGTCAGAATGTTCTTGAGTGGCCGGGTGGCACCGAATGAGCCGATCCGCAACGGTTTGCCCGGTAACCAGCGCTGCGGCACGGTTTGTGCCGCGCTGAGGTCGTACATGTTCGGCAGCCAGCGCATCGGCGTGCGGTAGACGCTCTGCCACCAGTCGATCAGTTTGCGGTTGTTGGCACCGATCTGGAAATTGATCGAGCTGGTCTGCAGATCGCCGTCTTCGCGCAGCAGCGTCACACCATTGGGGTCGGCTTGCAGAAACCCGACATTGCTGTGGCTGACGACGTAGAACTGCGTATCGGACCATTGCATGGTCAGCTGCTGCAGATCCTTGGTCGGGATCCATGGCGCACTGATCACGACGTGGCTGATCGGCGCTTGGCTCTGCTGGGTGTTGGTGGCCCGGCTCTTGTGCAGCCGGTCGTTCAGATCGGCGGCCGAGAGGATTGGCCAGACCTCCGTCCAGTAGCCGGCGGCGTTGAGGATCTTCGCATTGGTCAGCGCGGTGACCCCGAGGCCGATATGGCTAATGTGCTTGTGGGCGGCAAAGTTTTTGTAGCAAATCACGAGATGGGCGCGCTCTCCGCTAGGGCGCACCGGTTGCGGCAGGTATTGCAAAGCAACCCCCCTTGGGTTTGATCGAGATGGACAGAAAAGGCGCCCGGGCCAACCGTAACTGCCGGGGAGCAAATGCGATCCTCCACAGTCAAGCGGCGACGGCCGCCGGGTTGGCCCGAATTTTGGTTATTCGGCGGATTGTTCGCCGGGTGGTGGCTCGGTCAGCACCGGCTACGGACCGGGGTGGCCGCTCGGGCTGGCCCCGCTGGCTAGGCTAGCTAGGCTAGCTAGTGCTAGTTTGATCCGGCTGGGTTGGCTGACTGGGATGCCTGAACCTCGGCTTCGCTCGGCGGCGGTCCGAGCGCCGGTTGCGGACCACCCTCGGGGTGATCGCCCTGCGCCGAGAAGACCGTAGAACGCACCGCGCCGCCTTCGGTCGTCTGGCCTGCCGGCCTGCCGCCGATCTTCGACGTCAGCGCCTTCGGTTTGGCGGCCGGGTCACGCAAGGCTGGCGCCGCGATCGGCGGAAGCTCGACCTGCTCGGGCACGCCTTCCATACCGTGCGACTGGGTGAGCTCCTGCACTGCCTCGACCGGCACCATGACGACGCCGCGCTCGTCGGGCTCAAAGCTCATGCCGCCCCACGACACTCCGCGCGGCGGGCCATCCTTGTGGCGCAGCGCGACGAGCGGATGGGCGGACCGAAAGATTACTGTTGCTGCTTCCACGGGTAAAATCCTGCGTTGTGCATGAAGTAGCGGGCGTGCTCGGCCAGGACGTCGACGAGCCAGGTCTGGATTGCGCTGGGGTCGGTGTGGTCGGCGCGATAGGGGATGTATTGCGTGGTGCCATGTGAAATCGGGTACTCGCTTGCCCCTGGTGGGCAGACAAGTGTCACGAAATCAGCCATAACTCACCTCCATGAATGACGACGCTGAAAAGCGGTGCTCGCGTTGCGGCAAGTCGCTACCGCTATCAGCATTCGGCCGAGATGCCAGAAAGCGCAGCGGGCTCAGGTCACACTGCCGAGAGTGCGTGGCGTCCTACGATGCAGCACGCTACGCCGCAGTGGTGGGCCAGGGAGGATTTGAACCTCCGACCTCACGCTTATCAAGCGCGCGCTCTAACCAGCTGAGCTACTAGCCCCTTCAGTGAACTGCGCTTGACGGATCGGTGGTCTCGACAGGCGTGAGTTCGATCACTGCCTGGTGCTCGAGGTTGTTGATCGCGATGCGCTGCGCCATCCGGCGCGCTTCATCGAACGATGGCGCCTCGAGCGTGAATTCGGTGCGGTATTCGACCGTGGCCTGGAACAGCGGCACGGCGTATCTCCGGTTTGTGTGGACGTTGTGTAGATAAATCCCGCCCCTGGCACGCCGCGTCGTGGCCAGGGGCGGGTCCCGCCGGGGTTTCGCGGCCCCGGCGTATCGCTTAGCCGTTGGCGATGTTGCTGATGACGCCCATCGCAAACGGGGCATAGACCGCGAGCACCTCTTCGGCATAGACGCCGACCTGGCGCTGACGGGTCACGATCGGCCAATCGATCTGGTAGTAATCCTGACGTGTCTTGATCTCAGCCACGTTCGGCACTTCGTTCGACTGGTATTGGATGGGCAGGTTCTCGGCCCAGCCGATGATCGTCCCCGGCGGTACGCGCGGGTGGATCTTGATCGGGATACGCAGCCCGCCATTGATCGCAAACGGGTTGTAGTAGAACTGCACAACACCGGATGCGGTGACCGTGTACTCGCCGGTGCTCCCATCAGCGGGAGAGTCGTAGCGCAGCAGCGGGGCGGAACTGGTCGACAGCACCTTGGTGGTGATGTTCTTCAGCTCCTGGCTGTTGACGTAGAGCACGGTCGGGCTGAGCTCGAAATTGTCCCACATCTTCTGGAACATCGTGTCGATCTCGCTGACCGAGCCGCGGCCAGAGGCGGTCAACGTCGTGCCGGTCCCGGCGGTGCCGGTCGCCAGCATGTTGACATAGGCGTTGCTGCCGCTCTTCAGCGCGGTGGTCAGGAGCCCGTCATAGGCGTAGCTCGAGTTCGCCGAATTGTCGGCGGTGACCGCCGAGGCGGCTTGGTTGCCGGTCGCCAGCGGGACTGACTGGACATAGCTGTTGATCGTGGTGATCGCCTGCAATGTCTCGGTGCCGGCGCTGTTGACCGCGGAGATGAACCAGGCGTAGGCAACCGCACCCTGGACGGCGGTGGTCGTCATCGCCAGCGCGTTGGTGGAGATCGTCACCAACTGCCCAGCGCTCTCGAGCGAGATGTTGGACGAGCCGCCCGACAGGGTGTAGTTCTTGCCATCGGCGCCGGTCACAGACTTGCTGGTCGCCACACCGGCGGCGACTGAAGAGTTCTGATACCCTTCGAGGGTCAGCGCCACCACCTTGACGTAATACGTGCCAGTCGGCAGCGTGCTGCTGGCGTTGGTCTGCGCCGAGAGGGTCGGGGTTGCCGGGACGCCCAAGGTCATTGAGGCGTTGCCGGCGAGGATCGCCATCTCTTCCTTGAGCATCATCTTTTGCAGCAGACGGAAAGTCATCCGTGCCTGGATGTCTTCGAACTGGCGGCCAGCCGAAATCGCCTCAAAGGTCGCCGCGTCTTCTTCGCCGATCGTGACGTAAGTCGCGGACTTGTTCGAGGTGTTGTAGCTCATCTGGCCACTGCGCTGACCCTCTGGGACCCAGCCCATTGCGTCAAAGCCGGAGCCAATGATCGCGTTGACCTGCCGCCAGTTTGTTGCAGCACCCGTGCCGCCACCAACCCGCGGCATCGCATTGCGGATCGGTGTCACAAACGGATAGAGGTTTTTGGCCGGTGCCTGCAGGTCATAAGCGAGCAGGCCCGTCGCCGTGGAAATCGACTTCGCCAGGTCGTCATTCGGCTGCGCAAGCGCAGACTTCATCAGATCCAGCGATTCTTGGGTGATCGGGTTCATCGTTTAAACTCCGATTGGGCAATAAAAAACCCGCCAGCGGCGGGCCATCGGGATTGCGGGTTAAAAAATCAGCTTCGCGGAGCAACACGCATCGGGCCGGGCCCGTCCGTAAAGCCGTGCATGACCAGCGGCTTCCGATAGCTCCGCTTGATCAATGTCTTGGTCACCTCCTCGTCGGACATCTGCGCCAAGGCGTCGGTGACGTCGGTCGGCCCGTTCGAGCCGCCATTGTCCTGGCCCTTGGTGAGCCCGCTCCCGCCAGAAACGCGCTGAATGGCGCGCGGCGGCAGTGGGGTTTGCGCGATGTCCTCGACGCGGGCGCGCAGGTCCTGGTTTTGTTTGGCGAGGGCTGCCATGCCGGCGGCCATCTCTTGCACCGTCTTGGCGATTTCGGCCAAGGTCGGGTCTGCAGTCGGCGTCGCCGGTGCTTCAGTGGTCTTGGCGAGATCGCCTTCGGCGGTCGCGGCATCCTTGCCGGGCTCGCCAAGGTCAGTGCCCTCGCCGCCGGCAGTTGCTTGCGTGCCCTGGCTCTCGGCCTCGCCGGCGGGCTCGGGTGAGCCGCCCGGCTGCTCATTGGCCGCCTTGCAGGCCATCGCCATGCCGTCGCACTTGGTCAGGTGGAAATGTGCGGTGTCGACCGCGGCCATCGTGGCCCCGCTGTGGCGCGAGGGCTTGACGCCATCGGCCTTGCAAGTGGCCCCGTCTGAGAACGCGGCGAGCGCCTTATGGGCGATGTCGATCAGTGGCCGGTGGCCGGCACCCGCCTTCTCGACTTCCGTGCCGGGAAGGGCGAGCAATGTCTCGAGGACCTCGAGCGCAGTGCTGGTCTTGCGAGCGTCGCCCGGATACTGGGGCATTGACGGCACCGCACCGGTCGCGTTCGGCACGCTGGTGCTGGCGTTGCGGCCGGTGTCGGTGGTGCTGTTCTGGGTGGCTGAGCCGGCGCCCTGCTCGGGGTTGCCATCGGTCAGCATCTCGCGGCCGTCGGCGCCGAGATCGGTGGCGCCGGCGTCAAGCACCACCTTGTGGCAGTCGGCCAGGTGCATGCGATCACCCTTGGTGACCGATGCCATGTTCATGGCCTTGTGCACCGCCAATGCGGCGAGATCGAGTAAATGTTGGTCGCGGGCGCTGTGCCTAGCGCCCGCCTTCAGGAGAGTAGTCACTAGCTGCTCCGCTGTTTGTGGATCGGGAATGGATTTCAGTAATGCGTCGGCGATCGCCTCCAATGCCTTGCTGGCGAGGCCGACTGGCTCGTCGATTTCGGTGCCCTCGAGCACCTCGGCGGTCTCCTCAGCGACCAAGTCGCGGAGGAATTGACAGAGCTGCGCGCAGCAATCGCGCGCTTTGGCGGGGGCGCTCGAGGAGTCGCCCTCCATGGCCGCTTCGAACTCGAGGCTTTCCTCGATGCGGCGTAGCGCGGCGATCATCATTGCGATGTCGCCGATGTCCAACAGGGACTTTGTTATATCGGCGCGCGAGGCCTTTTCACTGGCGCTCGGCGGCCCGTCACTATCGATGACGTCTTTCCAAGCCGCGACAATGCGCGACTTGATCGCGCTCAGATGCTCATTGGAATACTTGCCGGCGTTCTTGGGCTTGCTGATGTAATTCCACGCGGCGCGGATGTGGCGCTCGGTGTCGATCGGGTATCTCTTTTTGCCGTCGGACTGGTAGCCAGGGTCGGCATATTTGACATCGCCATAAGGTTCGCTGCCGTCGCCCGGCGCGTCGCCGCCTTTGGCAACGAACTGGCCATCGACCAGCGCGCCCACCGCGTCCGACGGAATAGACGCCGTGAGCGTGGTTGTGCCCGTCTTGGCGACCGCCCCGCTGGTGGTTTCGATCGCCACCTCGCCGGCTTCGATCGATGCCAGTGCCGCGTCCATTGCCACTTGCAGCGCCGTGGCGCCCTCGGCGGCGTGCTTCTCGATCGCGGCCGCAGCCGCTGCGGGATCGACGGGATCGCTCTTGGCGAGCGGCTCGTCGGTGGTCGCCGGCAACGCAGAGCGCTTGGCGATGCACTTGATCGCGTCGGCCTTGGCGCGGTGCTGGTGTGCGGCGTCGCCACATGCCCAAATCTGCACCGGCGCATGAGGTGCGGCAGAACCTGCCGCTTGGGGTTCTGCCATGGTCGCTTTCCAACAATCAAAAATCGCTTCGGGATTGGCCGGCCGGTCGACCAGTGAGATCTCGTTGAGGACGAGGCCAGTGATCATCTTGGGATTGCCCGCTTCGCGCTTGGTCACGCGACCGCCGATGCTGAACCCCCTGTAGACCTGGTTCTTGACCTTGCTGACCGCGGTCGGGTCGACGATGTGCGCAACGATGCGCGTGATGTTGTCGTCGCCGACCTCGGCCTCGAGCGCGGTCCCAGCGGCCTGCAACTGGTGCATCTCGCGGACCGCGGGGAATTTCATGTAGTCGGGCAAAGCCTCGCGCATCGCTTCGGCTTTGACGACTTCCCCCTGGTCGTCGGTCGACTCCGTGCTGGCGATGCCGTGCACGCGCACGGTCCCGTCAGCTTGCGCCTCGACCTTTTCGATGGCACCGTATAGACGCATGGTAATGAACTCGTGCAAATGAGTTGAACAAATGGACGAACAGACACTCGATGCGATTAAGGATCAGATCCTCGCGTCATTTCCGTTGGAGAGCCGGTGGTACGACTGCCGGAACGACACGGTCGGCACCGTGGTTCTGCACTTCAAACCGCGCGGGATTGTTCTGCGCGAGACCTGCGGCGACTTGGTGCGCTACCGCTACGATCAGTTGCTCGCTGGTCGCCTCACCGAGCGAACCGCTAAACCGCACGAGGCCTTTGACGCCTATCGCGAGGGTTTGAAGCGCATCGACCAGCAATACACAGCGGCGCTGGCTGCTGCCGGCCTCAACCCCACGGTCTGGGACGATGCCTAAAGCGATGAGTGCCGACGAGAGGCGGCCCACCCCGGAAGCGCTGAGCCGGGCCGAGCACGCCTACAACCTGTGGCTCGCTGGCACTGGCACACCCGAGGATTTTTTGCGACCGGCGCAGCGGATCGCGCTGATCTGTGAGATCGCCGAGGCGCTCGATGACTTCAGACGAGCAAATGAGTGATAAGAGGTTTCGAGTTCGCGAACTGCCGGAGCTCGGCTTTGACGAAATCAAAATCACCACCGACGCCCGATGATGGACCGAAGAACCTGCTCGAAGAGTGGATGAACCCGCCGCCCTCGATATTCTGGCGGCTCGACGAGAACCACACGCCGGTCAGGTGCGAGACCTTTGAGGAATATTTCGCGTGGGGTCGGGAGTGCGGCGAGAGCGGTGCGGGCTTTCCGCCGCACATCGGCTACACGCACATCGGCAATGGTGAAGGCGTTCTGATCTCGACGGTCTTTCTGGTGTCGCCAGCTGGCGTTGGCATCATCGAAAATCCGCTGTTCTTCGAAACGATGGTGTTTGGCGGTCCGCTCGACCAGCTCCAGACGCGCTACCCGACCTGGGACGAGGCGGCCGCCGGTCACCAGCGGATATGCGAGGAGGTCCGCAAGCTCTTGGCGCTGTCGCCCGAGGAGTTGAAGGCGCAGATGGATCAGCGCGCCAAAGGCCGCTTTCGTTTTATTCGCGAGCAAGCGCTGGCCATTGGCCTGCCGGAACACATCGCCGATCAGCTTGGGCGCGTGGTTTCACTCAGCCGCTACCGCAAGCGGCGGAAGCGTTGACGTGGTCGCGTATAGCTTCAAGCCCCGCTTTGCCGAGCCGATCCTAGCCGGCACCAAGGGCGGCACTATCCGCGCCGATCGCCGGCGCCATGCGCGGCCGGGCGAGGAGATGCAGCTCTATGTCGGCATGCGAACCAAGCAATGCCGATTGATCACACGCACGACCTGCATCGCGATCGAGCCGATTGAGCTCGATTTCGAGTTTCACTTTATCCGGTGGCCACAGGCGCGGGTGATCGTTTCCACGACCGATCTCGATGCCCTGGCGGTGTTCGACGGGTTCCAATCCTTCGAGGCGATGGAGGATTTTTGGTTGACGACGCACCACGCCCCGCAGTTCCAGGGCTGGCACATCCGCTGGTTGCCCCGTGAAAATCTTTAAGATTGCCGTCGAAGTGCACGGCAAGCGGCGGATCTGGCGCGTGCACACGACCGATGCGGAAACGGCGCAAACGGTCGCTCAAGATTTCTTGCCGATGCTGGACCCGGCGGCAAAATTCGGCACGCCCGAGGAGGAGGTCGATGGATTATTCTCTCGACTGAAAGCCCTCTCAGGCCGCCTCCTCAATCGGCTGAGTCGCCGCCAGTAGATTTTTGGCCGCCTGGCGCTGCAGCTCCACCGCCATTTGCCATGCACCATCTTCAGTCGCCGGGTTTAGCACCTTGGCGGCGCCGTAGAGGTCGTTGATCTGCGGCCGGCAGTTGCGGATCTCGACCCGCACGACATGACTTTTGTCGACGCCGCTGCGTGCCGCATACTCGGGGTAACTCAAGCCCAATTTGCGCCGCTGCTCGCGCAGCAGTCGCGCGATCTCGCGATCGAACAGATGTGACAGCTGGGGACGCTGGCGGGCAGCCGCGGCGAGCAGCTTGAGCGGATCGGGCTTCACTAAGCTGCGGTCCCTGTGATGTCGACCCAGCCGGTCGAGCTGCGCTGGTTGCCGACGAAGTAGACTTCCTTTGCAAGTGTCGAGTCGTGAAACGGCAAAGCCAGTCGGGGAAATGGTGCGAGGTTGTTGATTGCCCCGGTCAGCGCCGTCGCCGGCTGCGTCGCCGGCCGATCGGTTGTCGCACCGCTCGCCCCGACGAGACGAACCTCGGCATTAACGCCTTGCAGAGACTGTGCATCGGCCGGTGTGACGCCGGTGATGATGCCGGCGGCATTGGGGGTGTAGCTGACACCCGCGGCACTAACCGCATTGGCGCTCGCCGGGATCACCAGGAACACATAAGTAAGAGCCATGACTAGGAAACCTCCGTCAGTTCGGGAAAGCTGAAATCATCCAAGGCGCCATGCAGTTCGAGGTCGCGGACACGGTTGCACACGAGTTGGCGCAATTGCGCACAGGGCTCGGACCAGTCGCCTGGTGCCGCTTGACGCAATAGCCGCATGGTCGGATACCAAGGCGTTCGATCGGTATGAAAGCCCCAGCGCCAGCACGGCACGTAGGGCAACAGGCCGACGCAGGGGCGACCCAAGGCGCCGGCCAAATGCAATGGTGCGCTGTCGACCGAGACGATCAGATCGAGGGCTTGCATGTAGGCGGCGGTGTCGTGCCAATTGCGCAGTTGGCGTGACAGATCCCGGACGAGCACACCTGGGCCGGCTTCAAGCTCGCGCGCCGCAGCGCCGACTTGCAGGCTATAAAGTGCTGCGCCCGGGATTGCCGCCAGCTCGAGGAGCATGCCGAGCGGCACGATCCTGCGGGCCGAAACCTCGCCGAGCGGCCGCGGCGCCCAGACCAGCCCGATCGTGAGTTTGGTCCCCGAAGGGGGTGTCGTGAACCAGGTCGGCGGCGAGTCGAAATAGCGCCGAAAACGCGTCGTTTCCGGCGGCAATTCGACACCGAGATGGCGCACATAGGAGCAGATCGGCGAGTGGTAATCGGCCTCCGGCAGGTCGCCCTCGATGTCGAGGGTCCGCCAGCGACCGCGCGCGGCCGCCCGCATCAGTGACATCAGATCACTCGGTACAGCCAAGCTGATCCTGGCACCGCGCTCGACGAGATCGGGCAGAAACCGGGCGAGTTGAATATCGTCGCCGATACCCTGGTCGTGGTGCACCAGGATGTGCTTGCCGGCGAGGTCCTCGCCTTGCCATTCGGGGATCCCGAGCTCCCAGACCTGGGTGCGGCCGATCTCGGCAAAGCGGTGTTCGTAAAGCGCCAGGCCACGCTGGTAGTCGCCCGAGGCGAGCACCGGATAGGCCATCTGCGTGAGGGCCCGGGCATGCTGTACCTCAGAAGGTGCGGAGCAGACCGCCTCGATAAACCAGCGCTCGGACGCCGCCAGGTCGCCCAAGGCGTAGCAGGCAGCACCGAGGTTGAAGGCGATCTCGTGGTCGCCGGGCCGCGCGGCGATCGCCGCCTCGAGCCAGCCCCAGGCCTCGTCGTAGCGCTGCATCCGGTAAAGGACGCAGCCCAAGTTCTTCAGCGCGTCGGGGTGCCCGGGGTCGGCGTCGAGCGCCTTTCGAGCACACACCAGCGCTGCCTCGTGCTGCCCGCGATCGGACAGCAGCGAGGCCACCGAAAACCACGACTCGGGCTGCCCTGGAGCAGCCCGAAGCCCTTTGGTGTAGTAGGGTAACGCGCCGGCGAGATCACCGGCGACGTGGCGGCTATGAGCCGCCTTGAGCGCGGACGAGGTCAGGGGGAGACCGTCGCGTACCCCACGGAAAACGTGTGCGTTCCGTTGGGTGCGGTATGCGGCGTCCAGATCCCGGCGGTGGTCAGCGTGCCGAGATTGGCCGAGGTGTCAGCGCTGTCGGTGATCTCCTTGAGGATCGTCACGTCGGCCGGAGCCACCGGAACGGGAACCGCGAGTGCCGCAGTCGTATCGATCTGGATCTTCGGGCTGGCGCCGCCGGCGGCTGCGGTGACCACGGCAGAGGCGACGGTCATTGCACCCTTGGTGAAGGGCACGGTCAGCAACGTCGAGGCCGCGGTGACGAGCGAGAGTGCGTCGACCTGGGCGGCGGTGCCGTCATTGGCGGCATAGGTGACGGTGCAGATGCCGGCGGTGATCGCACTGGTGCCGGGATCGACCCGCACCTGGCATTTGCGCATCACGTCGGGGTTGGCGGCGATGGTCAGCGAGGTGTTGGTCAGCGCCACCGATGCGACAATCGTACCGACAGCTCCGGCGGCTGGCGCAAATCCCGGTGTAAACTGGACGGTCTGGCGCCGCACCGGAATATAACCGGCCGACAGTGCAAAGCCCTGGTCGCGCGGATCGATCGTAAAGGTGCCGTCTGAATTGGCATTGACGGAGCCCGAGAACGGGCCCTGAAACGCACCGGCCGGGGTAACGCCGACGGCGCCGATCACATTAACAGTCATGGGAACATCTACTCCATCGAGGGAAAAGACCCGCGCCGTCGCGGCGTTGGTCGGGGGGAACCTGGTGTTAAATTTAGGGGTTAAAAATCGCGGCTATGCTTCGGCGAGGTCGAAGACCTCCCACCAGCAACGGCAGTTGAAATGCGGCCAGTCGCCCTTCGGAAACTCCTCGTCAATGCCGATCAGCCCGGCGTTGGCGTTTTCTAGGCAGTCGTCCTCGACGAACTCGTCCTCTTGGGTGAACCACTTCTTGCCCCGCGCGACGTTGGTGCCGCGCATTGCCGTCTTGAGGCCGTCGCGCTCGGCCATGGTGGTCTCGTTGTAGGCGATGGTCTTGGCGCGCGCGCTGTTGAAGGCCGCGGCGCCGGCGATCGCGTCGACGAGCTGCTTGGCCGTCACGCTGGCGGTCAGTGCGTCGACGAGGGTCGTCAGCAGCATGCCGGGCGTGCGCTCTTTGAGCCCAGGGATCAGGTCGGCGGCTTGGCTCCGGGCCCATCGCGCAGCAAGCTCCGGCATCTCGGCCAAGATGGCTGGGACCTCCTCACCACCCTCCTCGAGCGGCGGCAGCCCGAGGTTGGCGCGCGCGTCGTTCCGAGTTTCCGGCACATCTCCAGTAAAGCCAACATTGCGCAGACCGTCTGCGTAGACGGGTGCCAGATCGGCGGCGATGTCGTCCTCGAGGACCGACCAGTCGCCGAGGTCCACCTGCGCGAGCAATTCGGCGGCGCGGCGCCGGCGTTGTTCCTCGGCATCGGCCATCGAGACCCCGCATGGTGATGGGTAAAGTCTTGGTGTGGTTGATCGGCGGCCGGCGGCTGATGCTGAGCGGCTTCGTCTTTGTGCTGTTGTGCCTTGGTGCCGCGGCGGGCGTTGCCGCGATCGGCCTACTCGTCGGCTCCGCTTTGCAGTAGCTCCTCGACCCGCAGCTCGCTGGCACCCTCGTCGAGCGCGCCCTCGGCGATCTGCGCCAGGTCAATCGAATAGAGGATCGAGGTTGGCCTGTGGGATTTCGACCGTTGAATTGAGCGCGAGGATCCGGCCGTCGCTCAGCGTAACCTGCGCCTCGAGGACATAGGTGCCGCCCAATGCGGTGTCGGGAAATGTCCCGATCGAGGCGATCGAAAACGCGCCGGTGCGGGTTTCGATGCGGCCATCCGCCCAGCGTACCTGGATTGTGTCGGTGGCAATGACCGACAGGATGCGCGATGCCGGGTTGGAATCGGTTGCCGTCTGGAACGGCGCCAATGCGCATGACCAGGCCGTCGAAACGATCGTGGCCGCGCCGACATCCGCGGTGAAATCAAAGCAGAAGTTGTCGGTCTCGCCGATCTCGATCGGCGAAAACTGCCCGAGGATGTGCATTGGCCGCTACCAGGTCGTAAGCGCCGCGCGCACCCACGTGTTGGTGGCGATGCAGACGTAGAAGAAAGACGCGTCCCACGCGATCTGCCCGGCGGTGCCGACATCGTCCGATGCGGCCGGGGTGTGCGTGGCTACCGCGAGGCTGGCGCAGTAGACGAGGCCGGCGTGGTTGTCGACCTCGAGGGTCGCCGCCCCGCTGACGGGGCCGACCGCGAACCCCTCCCCGCTGCCGCTGCCGGTCGCGAGCGAGATGGTGATGGGGTCGGACAGAAAGACGAAGGAGGCGAGCGCGCCCGTGTGCAGGCCGATGCGCCAGTTGGCGTCGGTCGGGCCGTTGAACCTGAGGTCCTTGCCGTTGTCCAGGGACAGGTTGGCGTTGACGACCTGGACGTAGTTGTTCACCAGGCCCTGCAGCCAGGCCGAGCCGTTCGCCCCGATCACCGCCTGGCCGGTGCCTAGCGTCGGCTGCATGTTCTGGCCGATGACGGTCGAGCCGTTGTTGCTGTTGTCGGTCGCGTTCTGCCCGATGACGAGCGAGGTGTCGCCCTGGGCTATCGCGGACTGCCCGATGGCTATGGAGGCCCCGCCGAAGGCCCTGGCGTACTCCCCGACGGCGACGTTGTCGTCGCCCACGGACTGGGCCCACCCGCCGAAGCACGCGTTGTTCCGGCCGCCGTCCGTCGGGCCCGCCAGGTCGCCGAAGCCCGCGTTGAAGCTGCCCGTGGCGTTGAGCCCGGCGTCGTAGCCGAAGTACGCGTTGCTGTTCCCGACGTCGACCTGGCCGGCGTTCGTGCCGAAGTAGGTGCTGTAGCGGTTGCCGTTGGTCCCGCCGTTGGCCGCGCCCGCGTTGAGGCCGACGCCGAGGTCGTTGGAGTTGTTGAAGTAGGGGACGGTGAAGCCGGTCGACAGCGCCGCAATCGCGCCAGTGGTCGTTTTCGCATTGGCGCCGCTTTGGACAACGCGGACGAGCTCGCTGCCGTTGAGCGTGCCGGCGGCAGGTTCCTGGCTGGTTTTCAGATTGGCCATTATTCTCGCTCCTCCAGACCGCCGTCCTCGCGCAGTTCAAACCCGCCGTCTTCGCGCAGTTCGAGATTGTCGCCCGGTGAAAGCCCGCCCGGCGGCTGCCCGGCACCCAAAGGCGAGAGCACGCGCACGCGCCCGGGCGAGGTGAGAATGCGGCCGAGCCCGACCGAGATCATGATTAGCTGCGCAGATCGGCGAGCATCTGATCAGTCGCCGCCTTCAGCGCTTTCTTTTTGCCGCTGGTGTCGACTGACATGTCTGCCTGCACGGCCGCCTGGCGGCGGTCCATCGGTTTGCCGGGGTCGTGCAAGCCGCCATCGTCGGCGCGCACGATGTGGCCGCCCATCCGCTTGATGGTGGCCGCTTCGACCGGAGACCGTACCCCGTCGACCACAACCGATTTTCCGGCCGCAAGCCGCTTTTGCACGCGGCGCTGCAACACGACACTCGTCGCATTGGGTGCCGCACTGTGCGTGGCGTCGCCGACGGCTTCCATCAGATCGCGCGGCGCCGCACCGCCCAGGCGCAGCGTCGGGTTGTCGCGCAATTTGCCCTCGGTCTGCGCCTTGTTCAGACCGGCGAGCGTGCGCACGGCCTTCTTGACGGGCGCGCCGGCATGCAGCCGGGTGAACCCATGCGCTGTGCAGAGGTGCTTGCAGACGTCGGTCTTGCGCGCACCGGAATGCCCGGTGATGCCGATCAGCATGATATGCTCCGAATAGAAAGGGGGGTCGCCCGATGCGTGAATTTGTTCAATCGGCCCAGCGCGAGCTGACGCGCCTCGACCAAGAGATCGACCGTCTTGGGAAGGAAGCCCAAGAAAACTACGGGCGCCGGGCGCTGCTCAGATCATTGCTGGCCCTATACGCGTGCGATGCGCGCCAGCCAGTGTCGGGATCGCCGCTTGCGCTGGACTCGACCATCCCGTTGCCGCCGATCCGCCGTTCGGTGACCATCCGCGCCGCTGCACGAACCCCAGTGACTCTGACCCTGCCTCAGCAGCGGAAGGCCGCTCATCATAAGCCGCGGCAGCAGCCCCCGCCGCGCCAGAAGGTGACCCGCGAGGAGGTCATCGAGGCGGTGCGCTCGTTATCGACGGATCATTCCGAAGGGGTCGGTCCGACACAGATCATCGACAAGCTGAAGAAGCCTGACCAATACATCGACTATCCGCAGGTCCAGACGCTGATGGCGAACCTCGCCAGAGGCAACGAGATCCGCAAGCTCGGCGCCGGACGCTATCTGCCGCTCAGGTCTGCCGGATCTCGACGAGGATCGTCTGACCCCAGGGGTCCTGGATGAAGACCATCGGGTGCGGATTATTGGCGATACGCTGGCGCACCGGCGGCGGGCAGTGGTCGTAGCCCATCATGTTGCGCACCGAGTCGATCGCCGGATAGGGGTCGAGCCCGGTCAGCACGACCTCGTCACGCAGCGGCCGGCGGCGGATCATAGCTATCGAAAGTGCTGCTCGAGGATGCCGAGGGCCGCGATCAGGATCCCCGAGGCGGCTTCCTGGCTGACCCGGTGGCCGCTCCAGCCCTGCTCGAGCGCCCATTCCTTGACCGAGCGCTCCCAGCCGACGACGTGCCACAGGACGGAGCCGCCGGGTGAGCCGATGCCGCCGACGGCCAGGATGGCACCCCACACCCGCTCGCGCGCTGCCTCGATCCCGGTGCCGCGGCTGGAAGGCGCGGGACTGCCGCGGGAGGGTAATCTGGTCATGTCGCTGGCGCGCAGCGGATCGAGTTGCGCTAAGCGGAAATAGTTGCGGAAGATGTCGCCGGCGCGGCGCATCTCGGCAGTGATCGAGCCGCGCCGCTCCATCGTCTTGAGTGTGTCGATGGCGCGGCGACTGGTCATACTTTCGCCAGCCTTCGCCCAATCCGACTTTGCATCCGGTGCGAGCGTCGCGACACGCGGCCGAGCTCGTCGGGCTTGGTGATCTGTGTCCATTGGCCGTCGGGCAACTCGATCCCGAGGTAGCCGCCCGACAGCAACGCCGGCGCCGGCGCTCTCAGGCGGCGCATTGCGTCATAGGGGCCAGGCCCGCCGGTGAAGTAAGCCGGGTAGCAGAAATCGGTGAGCCGCACCGTCGGCCAGCGGTGTTTCGCATAGCCATTGCGGTCGGCCTCGACCGCGTCGCAGACTTCCTGCAGGCAGTGATATTCACTGTAGGGAGCCGGCAGCGGCAGGATCGTGTTGGCGTCGGAATCGGCGAGCATCTCGAGGAGCTCGTGCGTCAAGTCGATCGTCCACGCCTCGCCATATTGCATGGCGTCCGCGGCAAAGACCTTGCCCTCGGGTGTGCCGGTGTCGTCGTCGTGGTAGCCGCCAGCGCCGGGCACATCGGTGGTGTCGAGGATGTAGAGCGGCCAGCCGGCGGAACTCGGCACCGCAGCGCGAAGACCGGCGAAGTGCAGCGTCGCGCTGAACTGCCAGTGCGGTGCAAAATCCTCGAGGACCTGCGCTTGAAAGGCCGGGATGCAGGCCTTGATCTCCGCATCGGTGAGAACCGTGCAGCGGTTGACGATGACGATGTCGGTCATTGCGCGTCCTTACTGCGGGTAAACTGCGGTTACCGGCGGCATGGTCTTGACGAGCAGCACCAGCAGGTCGAGGACGGCGAGGCCGAGCGCGCCCATCAGCAGGTAAGGGTTGAGCTCGCCGGCGGCGCGGTCGAGACTGCGGGCCAATTTGCGCATCGCTAGCCTCGCATGGTCATGGACAAAGATCTTGGTCTGGCTGATCGGCGGCGCCCTGGTCGGCTTACTCGCTTGGCTTGCCGGTCAATACCTGGACCCGCATCTCGGTGGCACCGTCCTCGAGCGCCCCCTCGGCGTGGTGATGGCCGGCGAGGATGTAGTATTTGCCCTGGCGCTCAATGACGAACGGCGTCTCGTCGCCTTGCCCGTGCTGACGAAAATCGGCCGCGTCGTCCTCGACCCGCTTGTCGTCGACCACGCGTTGGGTCGCGACGAGATCAGCCATCGGTACAGTGCGGGTTTCAGTTTTCGGCAGCTCGCCCCGTGCCATGGCGTCACGAATCAGCTGCCAGGCTATGTGCTGAACGTCTGCCTCCGTGACGTCGGGGGCCAGCGGCAGCTCGGGCGGCTCCGCGTTCTCTGGGGCAACATGGCCACTGGTCTTCGCAGCGGCGTCTTCGAAGAACCGGCAGTGGCCATTGGGCGAGATCTCGCCGCGCACTAAGGTGCAGCGGGAGGCCTCGCCATCGACCGGGTGCGGGACGTAGTCCGCCTCGTCCTGGCTGATCGTGTCGCCGGCTTTGCTAACGATGCCGCTGATCAAGCGCCACGGCGGCGGCAGGTCTACAGCTTCTCCCAGCCCTCCAGCCGCAGCTCCTGCGCCAGTTGCTTGGCCACGTACTGCGCCCGCCCGGCGAAGAAGTGCTCGAGCCTCCTCTGCAATCGGGTCTTGGTCTGGTCCAGCAGGGCGATGTTGCGGCGGCTCTCCCGCCGCTTGGCGAAGAGGGTCGTCGGCGACTTTGCCTACCCCGTCCTGGTCGGCGATTTTCTTTGTGCCGGCGCGTTGTTTGCCGTTCGGTTTACCACCTGCTCCGCCGGCTTCGGCGCCGCCCTCGGGCTTCGGCGGTTTCTGCCGGTTTTTGCCGTTTGTCGCCGGCGGCGATTTTTCCGGCGATTTTTGGCCGGGGTTGGCGGCCGCCGGCGGGCTCGGCTTTTTACCCTGCTGCGTGCTCGAAGTTGGCGGTTTTCCTGGTCCCCCGGGTTGAACGTTTTGCCCATTTTGACCCGGCGCGCCGCGCGGTGGCGGCAGCATCGGCATGATCGGCTCGGGCGGGTTGAGGATCGAGTCGAGCGTCACCGGACCGGTGCCGGTCTTGAACAGGACCTCGTCGCCGCCTTCGACCGGGTCCATGCCGAGCTGGTCGCGCGCCTCGTTGAGCGTGTAGATGCCGCCGGCGGTCAGATTGACCAGCATGTTGGCCTGGTCGGTCGGATCGATCGGCTTAATATCGCTCCAAGCAAACTCGAGATCCGGGTGGCCCATGCGGCGCTGGATCACATGATCAACGAGCCGCTTGACCCAGCCCATCAGGGGTGCGAGGCCCTCTTCCAGCGCGGCTTCCTGCGCGGTCTCGGCGGTCGCTCGGTTGACCTGGCGGGTGAACGCGGTGGGCGGCAGCGAAAACGCAAAGCAGATGACCCGCGCGCGCCATTCGTCGTAATCGTCCTTTAAGGGCGGTTCCTTGATCGACTGGTACTTGGCGCCCTCGGGTCCCCATAAGAGCTTGGTGCGCTCGGCGGTGTTGCCGGCCAGTTTGGAATCGAACCAATCCTGGAACTGCGCGATCTGCTCACCGGTCCAGCCGTCCGGCGCATTGACCATGCCGGCGGGGATGTTGCCGACGGTGAAGTGCTGCAGCTGCATCACGCCGCGGCGGATGCTGGTGTTGATCGTCAGCACGATCTGCTCCACCGGGCTGTTGCCGCACCACGCCGGTTTGCCATTGCGGCGGACATAGACGATGCCGTTGGGGACCGTCACGCAATGAACCGTGCCGCTGTACCAGCTTTGCGATGCCCGCACCGACATCGCCGAGGAATACCGCACCGACACGACATAACTGTCGCGCACATTCGCGGGACGTCCGCAGATCATCGCCTTGCCCGCCGTGCGGCGGTGTCTCACCGAAGCCGACCACCCTAATTTCTGCGCCAGTTCGACGAGCTGATCGGCAAGGCGGCAAGAAGTCGTCGTAATCCGAGTGGCGGGCTGTCCGGCTCTGTTACCTCTGCCGCTCTTATTGGGCCGAGCTTCCAGGCAACCGTCGCCGAGCACGAAATGATCCCAGAACAGCCGGATCTGCCGCGGCGTTGCATCCATGATCTCAGTCGGCACGAACTTCTCGTGCGCGAGGCCGAACTGTCGAAAGTGCTGGGTCAGGCAGTACCGTGGAAACACGAACGCGCGGCCATCATGTTGCGCCGGCCCGCGCAATACTCGCGCCGCCAACCGAGAATAGGCTACGTAGCCCCTTGACCCTGGGTGCTGCGAAATTTCGATGCCGCCTTGTGCTCTAACGTTCCCCTCAGCGAGATAGGCACCCAGCAACGCGCAGTAGTCGTCGCCGCTGATCACAACCGGCTTTTCGCCGCCACGGTGGTGCAGATACTCAAGTGGCCTCGTCGTACCGTCAGCGTAGTGCCGCAACACGGCAACCATTGCGCGTGGCTCGGCAATCGCAAAACGCTTTTCGCCGACCTCGACACCTTGCCACTGCGAGGTCATCGGGATCTTGATTGCGCGATTGAGATGTGCGGCAAGATCTCCGGCTGAGACAATTGCCTCGCCGGCAATTCCACCGCGCTGGCCATTGCGATCGCCCTTGCCACCGCCGAGCGCTCGCGGCAGCGACGTCACCAGCATGCGGTGCTCGGGTGTCACCTGCAGATCGACCGCGCGCGAATGGAAGCGGTAGATCGGCCCATCGTGGGGCTTCGCGATAAGATGCGTCGGCCGCTGCCATTCGAATGCTTTGGTCGCCATATTGCGAGTGGCGACCTCGTCCGCCAGCGTCACCGCTGAAATCTTCAGCCAGCCGCGGCGGGTCAATACCTCCATATCGGGAGTGTAGCAGAAGCCGTAGAGGTGATCGGCGCGCGGATTGCGCGGGAAGTAGATCAGCTGTTGATCGGTAAACTGGTTGAAGACCTCGCCTTCTTCGGTATTGGTGCGGGTCCCGTCCTCAAGCAGCACCCATGGCCGCCCGTGGATGATCTGCTCGAAGGCCGGCGCTGGCGGCCGCGGCCGCCGGCCGGTGTCATCGATCAAAACCTTGATCGTGGCGCCATCAATGATGTCGAGGCCGATGATGTCACCACCGCGGTTGAGCCGCGGCTCGATCGCCGGTGCATCGGTGACCAGCACCTGATCGGTCAATTCGCGCAGCCAGGTGGCGAATGGCGTGATCCCATCCGGGTATTGCCAGAACGCGGTCAGCTGCTGGATGCGCTTGTCGGTGCCGGCCTTCTTTGCCGCGTCTTCGTCGCGCTGCTTGATGGCCCAACCAAGCTTCTCGACCTGGTCCTTGCGCGTCTCGATGCAAAGCCGGGTGATGTCGTCATTGGCCAACCACTTGAGCTCGGGAAAGCCGATCGGCTCAAACGAGCGTGGCGTATAGATGTAATTGATGCCGACCGGAAAGTTGTAACGGCGGGTGCGCTCGTAATCGACCGGCACCAGTGGATAACCCGGTGCAAACAATCCGCCCGATGGCTGAAAGACCGGCGCGAACTGGTTGATGTCGCCATTGGTCACCGGACGGGGGCTGCCAGCAGCACCACCGCCTTGGCTCCAGGCGTAGCTCGAGACCGGCGCGCCTTTGCCGCGACCGCGGAATGGCGCCATCAGTGTGTTGACCATGCCGACAAGCGAGGTCTGGGTTCCACCGCGCGGCATGTCAGGTCTCGGTATTGCGGCTGTTGATCATGTTGAACCACTCCACCGATCCTGGCTGCGGCACTGGCGCCGGCCGCGCCTGCTCGCGCTGTTGCGCTTCGCGTTTCGCCTGTTGCCGGTACAGTTCGAAAATTCCCTCGCCGGGCATTGGTGCGACGAGCAGATCGCTAAAGGCCCACACCAGCGCGTCGACGCGGTCGGGCGAATAGCCGAGCGCGACGCGGTCCAAATCGATCGTGAAGGCGCACATCTGGTCTTCGAGCGTCGGGAAGGTGCCGACGTGGTGCATGCGGCCCTGCTCGTAGAGTGCGGCCACTGGCTCGGCGCGCATCACCTTGCCGCGCGAGGCATGCACGGCCTTGAACGAGATATTCTTGTCGACCATGCGCAGCGTGGCTTCGACCATGTCGCCGCCGTTATTGACCTCGGCGACGATGCGGTCGGCCTTGTGCTTGCGGTACAAACCAATGGCCGTGTTGGCCCACTCGATCGGCGTGTAGCGGCCGGAACTGTCGTCGAGCACATAGCCGTGCCCCTCGGCGTCCTTGCCGGCGACGATGATGCCGGTCTCGTCGGAATCCTCGCCCGAGGTCACCGCCGGGTCGATCGCCACGACAATGCGGACGAGCTCGGGCACGCTCCTATAGGCGGGCCAGCGCAGCTCCTCGAGGCGCGCGCGGTTCCATAAGGCGCCGGGGACATCGTCGAGGACCTCGGCATCTAGTTCCTGACGGCCCAATCGCGTGCCCTCGTACTTGCTGATGATCTGTTGCAGAAAGGCTGGTGCTAGATTGTCCCGGTTGGCGTAAGTCGAGCCGCGGACCACGACCGTTGTCGGGTCGGCCAGCAGCTCGCGGATGATCTTGACGGGCTTTGGTGTCGTGGTGACGACGACGCGCGGATCATTGCCGAGACGAAGCCCGAACATCAGCATGTCCCAGGCCTCGGGATAGCGCCAGGTGGCGATCTCGTCGCACCAGGCGAGGTCGTGCTGCGGACCGCGCAGGCGCTCCGGCTCGTCGGCGCTGTAGGTCGTGGCGATCGCGCCGTTGGGCCAGGTCAGTCGCCGCTTTGACGGCTCGTAAACCGGCCGCTCGGTTTCGTGACCGACGGCGAGCAGACCGCTTTCACCCTCCACCATGACGTCACGGGCATCGGCCGCGGTTGCCGCGACCAGCGCGATGCGCCGGTGGCCGTGGCGATTGACTCGATCGTGGATGTACTCAGCGCCGGTGCGGGTTTTGCCAAAGCCGCGACCGGCCAACAGCAGCCAAGTACGCCACTCGCCAGGCGGCGGCAGCTGTTCTTCACGCGCCCAATATTTCCACCGGCGCGCCAGAAGTTGGCGTTGGACATCACTCAGTTTGTGGAGGAATTGCTTGCGCAGCGCTGGCGGCGAGTAGGCGATCGATTTTGCGATCGAGATCGTCTTCGGCATGTCTGATTTCGATTGGGTCCCCGCCCGCGAGCCCGGTGTGCGCATGGATGCTGACCTCGCGCAGGCCCATGCGGGTTTTGGCAAAGAAGATCAGCAGCGTTGCTTCTGTCCGCGGGTCTTTAATGCCGCCATCGCGTCCGAGCATGGTCGCGGCGATCCTTTTACCGGCCAGCAACTTCAGTTGGGTCGCACCCGCGGCGATCTCTTCCTTGAAATACTTGCGCAATGTCTTGGGGTCGATCGCCTTGCCGCTCTCAGGGTTTTTGATGATGCGGCAAATGTCGGTTTCCGGGATGCCAAAACCGATCAAGAGCTCGACGTTCTCGCTCTGCTCGGCGGTCGGCTCAAAGGCACGTCGAGGCATTGGCACTGCATAAGTTGTTGAAACAAAAAAGCCGACGGTCTTCCGGGCGCCGGCTGTCGTTCTCAGAGAAAGCGAGTTCGATCGATCGCTTCTGGGTGCTCGAGCAAGTAGAGCATCGCCAGCCTGACGACGTGCGGGATCTCGACGCCGGGCCTCTCGTAATTCTGTACACACCGCCACGTGCGATCCAACGCCGTGCCGGCCTCACGCTGTGTCAGACCGAGGCGCTCGCGCCACTCAAAAAAGGTCAGCTGCTGCTGCGCACGTTGCATGCCGCCGCGAAGAATAGCCGGTCATCCGCCGGGACGCAATATTTTCGTGCTAACACGCCGCGTTTACCATCTATACCAGTGGACGGAGACGAAATTTTTTCGTATGATGCGCGGCATCAGAAACCGGAGCACACCGATGAAAACGACAGACCGCGTTCTTGGATTTGAGGAGTTTCAGCGCACCCGCACGCCATGCGCCGATCTCGGTCAGGCACTCGCCGACGCCCGTTGGCCGGTCAAAGGCCCGCCGGGCAAGGGCTTTCTCTACTGCTGCGGCGAACCCGACAAGGACGGCTATCGCGGCGGCCTTTACATCGAGGAGATCGCCTGTCATCCGCCGACCTCGACGAATGGCGCGCGCCAATATCTCCTGATCATCGGCAACTATGAGAGGGTCAGCGAGGACCTCGCCGCGCTTGAACTCGACCTCTACGACTTCGCAGTCCGCGAGGGCTACTGCGACAAGCAGACCGGGGAGACCTCACCGCAAGCTGGCGATTTCACGATGAGGCCGATGACCGAGGTGTCGCAAGACCCGGTGCACGAGACGGATGTCGACGCCATGGTCGACGCCGCCTTTGCGGCGCTGGCAGCACTACACCCCGAGTGCACGAGCGGAGACATGAACCCAGAGGTTCTGCACCGCGTGCGCGAGGTTCTCCGGGCCGCCGCTGAACATTCGGTCGAGGTCAACCAGTGAGCCCACAGGACCATCCCGTCACCCTTGATTTTATCGCTGGGCAGCTACAGCGCGTGCTATCGGAGTTGCGCACGCTGCGCGACGATGTCGATGTGCTGAGCGAAATCGCCCGCCGGCACGACGCCAGCTTTGACCGGCTCGAAGAGCGGCTCGACACCGGCCTAGCGGGAGTGCGCAGTGAGATGCGCGAAATCCGCGCTGAATTGCGGGCGATGAACCGCCAGCAGCAGCGCACCGCTGCACGCGTGCGCGCCGTTGAAGAGCGGTCGACATGACACCGGCGCGATCGAGCCGGACGCCTAACGCGCACAACCGCGAATGCGGTCGAGGATCCATCGCATGACCGGCGCGGCCATGCTGTTGCCGATGGCGCGGTAACGCGGTCCATCGGCGGCCGGCTTGCCGCGGAATTCGATCGCCGTCCAGTCGGCAGGCAGTCCCTGCAGCCGCTCGCACTCGCGCGGCGTCAGCCGCCGCGGGGGCGCTACCGACAGTGGATCGGCGACCACGGCGTCTTCATTGCCCTTTTGTCGGTATTGGTGGACGCAGCCGCCGCCATGACCGCCGCTGAGCGGCGGGGCGACGTTGAGCGGTCTCGATTGCCGGTTGCCGCCAAAGGCAAGCAGCAGATCCTGGTCGCCCTTGTCGGCGTCGGCCGACAGCGGCGTCACGACAGCTGGTGCGCCATCCTTGCCGCGCGTGAAATGCGACGCCTTGAACACCAGAGGGGCGGCATCGCCCTTGCCCGAGAGTCCCGACTGCGCCTTCAGCGGCGCGCCGCAGCCGTTGCGGACAAAGCGGCTCTCAAACGCGATTGCCGGCGCGTGACCTGCGGCCGCCAAGGGATGGCATGGGCCACCGGGTTTTGGCTGGCTGCGGTTCTCGGGGTGCGTGATCTGCGTCGTATCGAAGGCGATTGCCTGCCCGTTTGCGCCAGTGTTGGCCGTTCGCAGAGCGTAGGCGATCGCCGGCGAGCCGTCCTGGTCGAGGCTCATCGCCGGATCGCCGGCGCGGCCGATGCCGCCACCGTGCGTGGTGCTGCTGCCGCTTGCGCGAAGAGGCACAGCCGCAAGGTTTCCGGCAATGTCTTGCCTCGCGTCTCGGCGCGGCGCAGGATCCCGGCGCAGGCTTTGGCGCTCAAATAGAACCGCTGCGGCAGCTCGCCAGTCTCCAAGACATCCGACAATGAACAGGCGTCGGCGGCGCTGGGGCACTCCGAAGAACTGAGCGTCCAGAATTCGGTAGGCGAACCCATACCCGCATTTTGCCAGCGCCCCGAGGATGGCGCCAAAGTCGCGCCCCGCTCCCGACGACAACAGACCGGGGACGTTTTCGAAGACAACCCAGCGGGGTCGAATTCGGCCAATAAGGCCGAGGGCGACAAAGGCCAGGTTGCCACGCGGGTCATCCAGGCCTTGGCGCTTGCCGGCGACCGAGAACGATTGGCAGGGCGAGCCGAAGACGACGAGGTCGACCGGCTCAATGGCGGCAGGTTTGATTTTTCTGACATCACCAAGGTTGAGAAGGTGGGGAAAGCGCTCGGCCAGCACGGCTGACGCGAACGGGTCGATTTCGGCGCACCAGCGCCAGTCGATCTTGGGTGCTGCGGCTTCGGGCGCGCCGATGCCGCTGAACAACGTGCCGCCGGTGAGCTTGTGCAATTATCCCACTCGTTAAGGTTGTTTCCCAGTGGACGGAGACGAAATTTTTTCGTATCGTGCGCGGTACAGAAACCGGAGCACACCGATGAAAAGCGAGGGGGGCGGCAGCGTTTTTTTCGGGAGGTCTTCAATGGCTCTTCGCAACGACCCGACCCGCAAGGGTCAACTCGCCGCTCCCAAGCGGCTCTTTGGCGAGTACCACCGCTATGCGGTGGCGCCGGTTCACACGCGCTTCGGCGCGGTCGAGTGGATCGTGTGGGACGCCCACACCTGGGACGCCCACGGCGTCAACCCGGCCGTCATTCGGCAGGCCTCAACCGAGGCCGAAGCCGTTGCCGGCCTCGACGACATCATGCGTGTGATCGCGCCGAACCTGACGCTGGTCAGCC